GTCTGCGCCCCGCCCCCCAGGTATTCCGGCTCCTTGGGAGCAGTGCCGGCGCGGGCCTGAAATGCCTGCAGCGCAAACTGCACCGCCAGCAGATTGCCGGTATCTAGTGCCTGCTGGTAGGCGCTCTTCTCCTCTGGCGCCAGGTTGGCGGCGGCCCATCGGCTCAGCTTGTCGAAGGCGGCATCACCGCCGACCGACTGGCGCAGGGCCGCCACCACCTCGGGCTGATCGTTCAAGCTGCCGGCGGCCGGCGCCGCTGCCTCGGCTGGCTTGACGCCGGCTAGATAGGTTTCGACCAATGCCCTGGGCAGCCCGCCCTTGTCGGCCAGGGCTTCCACGTAGGCGGAGACGTCCTCGCCGGCCTCGAACTTGGCCGCCATTTCAAAGGGGTTGACCTCGGCTTCTTGGAACCTGGCGGCCAGGGCTTCGCCGTAAACCTCGGCGCCACGCTCGGGGGTGTACTCCTCGACCTCGGCGGCGTCCGGGGGCGCCTCGGTCTTCTCGCTGCGCTGGCCCTGCTTGCCCTGCTTGCGCTGCAGCTCCAGGTAAGCCCTCTCCAGGTCGGCCGGGTTGTCGAACTTGCCGGCCAGCTTTGCCGGCTTGGCCTCGGGGGCAGCGGGCGCCTCTTCGCCCTCGACCTCCTCGCGGTCGGGGACGCCTGCATCGTCCAGGAACCTGTCCAGGATGCTGATCTGCTTGGAGGACGCGGGATCGACCAAGGCCTTCAGCTCAGCCGGCGCATTGATCTGGTCAAGGGTCTTGGGAGGTGTGGCTTCAGTGGTCATGGCTGCATCTCGGGTGAAGTGGGTTGTGCGGGCTGGTCGTCAGGAGGGGGCCCCTCGGCCATTTGCTGCACGGCCATGCCGGCATTGGCCAGCTTCTGGGGATCCCCCATGCCGGCCTGGATCAACTGCTGCTGCTGTGCCTGCTCCATTGCGGCAGCCTGCTCCTCTTTGATCCGCTTGTCGGACTTGACCAGCAGGGGGTTCACGCCTACCCCGGTCGCCAGCTCCCTGAGGTATGAGGCGCCATCAACCAAGGCGCTGAACTCCTGCGGCATGGCCTGTAGGCCAAGTATGGCGAACTGGTTAAGGCGTTCAACATCGGACTGGCGGCCCAGTGCAGCCAGTCCAACATTGATCAGCGGCTCAACGCCAGGCAGATCTGGTAGCTCGTTGGTTTTGCGCATGACCGAGACGATCCTGCGGGCATGGGGGTACTGGAACTCGACCGTAAGGATCGAGTAAATGGAGCCCAACATCTGCTCGATCTGGTTGATGTCCTCCTTGATCTCCTCTCGCGTAGTGCGTTCCGAGTCTCGGGCGTTGAACAGCAGAAAGATCCTGGATAGCCGCTCTTCCAGTTGCTTCTCCTTCTGCCCTGCCACTGACAAGTCCCGAATGTTGCTGGTCTCAATCGGGAAGAAGTCCTGAGGCTGTGCGTCAATCACCGATAGGTTGGGCGCCTTGGCGTAGGCCTCCTTGCTCGTGATCGCCGATGGCTTACGGCCAACGAGCTGCCGCGCTGCAGCCGCGCTGCCTTCGAGCACCGCCTGGCTGATGCCGTCAAGGTTGGACAGGTCGGCAAGGGCGCACCACTCGACATAGCCAGGGCCGTAACTGTCGCCGTCGATCTTGTACAGCCTCAGCGGCATCCATGGGCTGGCGTCGGCTGGCTCACTCCCATCGGTTTCGGGGACGATGTAGCCCCCAACCTCCTGGTGCCAGGTCACCTTGCCCGGGGAGTCGTCAGACCCCGGCTGCCATTTGATGTGGGTGAAGACCTTGATCCGCCGGTTGTCCCTGCGGGTGGTGTCGGCGTCGTCCTGCCAAGCGCCGCGCAGCTTGTCGGCCTCATCCAGAACCGCCTTGAGCTTTGGGTTCAGGGAGGCATAGAGATAGGTTTCGCAAGCGACGGCCTCCACCGGCTGACCCATCGGATCCCGCAACAACACATACTTGTTGAGGTGAAAGCACTTCATCGCCGTGGCCGAGCGATACAACATTGCGTTGCCGCCGACAATTAAGTGCATCAGCCCTTCAAACAGCGAGACCCGATCGCTGCCGGTGGAGAGGGTGCGCTCAATGGCTCGATCCAGAAGAGCCAGTGTTTTCTCAATTTCGATTTTCTGGGCCGCAAGGGCCTCTTCCGTCGTGCCCTCTGCGACGGCCATAGCGTCCTCTCTCGCCTGCGCCACCTCATCTTTCGTCAAGCGGATCAACCCACTTAGCGGCAGCAGTGCCAGCAGTAGCCGGCTACAGAGGTTGTTGACCCCCAGCGCCCCAATGCCGTTGTACGGCAGTTGCTGCTCCTGGGCCGCCTCGGTCAGGATCTCGTCTGAGTCAGGAATCAGGGATGGAATCGTGAGCCGCGCCGCCCTGCGTGCCCGCTCCAGCCAAGTATCCCGATAGGTGCGCAGCTGGTTGTACCTGACCTCCGCCCGCCCCTTCTGCAGCCCCTGGATTTCAGAGATCGAATCGACGCCGCTGTCTCCGCGTTCCATCAGACCCCCAAGTTCAGGCCGACGCCTGCAAGGTTGATGTCAGCGGTCAGGCTGAGCTTCTGGCCCGGCTTCTTCTTGGGTGCAGTAACCGCCGTGGTCTGCTCCTGCCCTGCCCCAGCGGTGCCCTGCCCCAGGGACACGGTGTAGGGGTTGGCATTGACGAGGGTTCGCCCGGGGGCCTTGGCCGCCTCCAGCTCGCGCTGCCGTGCTGCCGTGTCGTTGGCGATCATCTGCGACTGGGCCCGCAGTTGATCGACCAGCTCCCGGTTTTGCTTGTTGATGCTCTTCATGGCATCCTCCTGCTGCAGCGCCATGGAGTCCGCCTTTGGCTTCTTGTCCTTGGCGCCCATCGCCTTTGCAAGATCGCGTCCTCCACACATGGCTACTGCCCCAGGGATAGTGTTTGCTGCCGGTCAATCCGCAGCCCGCGGCTGCCCGTTGGCCGGGTCATGCCGGTGCGGCTGTCGCCCACCTTGGGCGCCTTGGCGCTGCGCTCGGGGACCGGCGCCCCGATCAATGCCGCCAGCCGGCCAGCAGTTGCGGCAGTGTTCTGCGCCTGCTCCATGCGGGCATCGCGCAACTGCTGCATCACCGCCTGCTGCTGCAGGGTTGCAGTGTTGATCCCCTGCTGGGCCGCCATCACCTTGGACGACTGCTGCGCCTGCATCAACTGGAGCTGGGTGTCGGCCAGCCGGTTGTACTTGCCGTAGTCGGGTTGGGTGATGGTGGGAGCCTTGGGCTTGCGACCGCCGCACATCATTCGTCCTGCAGGGGGTCTTCTTCGGCGGCCCAGTGCCGGATGGTCTCCACCACCCGCTGCTCCCCAATGATCTGGGCCCGCTGGTCGGGAGACTTGTTGGCCATGCCAACGATGTCAGCAGGGAAACTCTCCGTCAGGCGGGCCAGCAATCCTGGGGAGACGAGGAGCTGCATTACAGGGGTGCAGTGTTCCCGGGGAGTCTAAGGGGGTGGCTCCGCTCTTTCGATCGCTTCAACGAGCGCTTCACCCTGCGTCAACCCCCTAAAGTTCTCGCACTCCTCAAACATCTCGGCAGCTCCAATCCCTGTTTTGCCGCAAAGATAGCAAGTCCCGACATAATCTTCCCCATAAGAGCTGGTGCGGCGGGTGCAGTGCATTCGTGCTGACAGGTTGCTGCTATCAGCGGGTTCCACGGAATCAAAAGTCTTAAGAAAAACATGATTGTTGTTCATGGCGTCCACAATCTGGGGGTCTGAGTTTCAAAGTCGTATTCACCGGGCCGCAGGATGCGGGCACACCGGGCCTGGGCCAGGGCATACTCCTCGGCCTGCCCAGCCTTCAGGAAGCAACAAAGCACGGCGCCCCACGTCAACTGTTCGGGCTCATAATTAGCCAGCAGCGCTTCCGCCTTCTTCTCCCCGATGCCAAGACAGCCGGGGTAATGGTCCGACCGGTCGCCAACGAGCGCCTGAGTAAAGAAACACCGATCGGCTTCAGTCTTGCCCTGGATGACAAGCTCCCCATTCCGCAAGTGCTTGCCTGGCACCGTCAACAGATCCTTGTCCACGCTGGCCATGAAGTCGTCAGGACCGGCCAGGACGCCCAGGGCATCGTCGGCCTCCACGTTCTCCAGGGTGACAACGTCCCACCCCGAGCTGATGGCCAACCGCTTGACCGCTGCCACCAGCTCGGGCCAGCCGGGGACCTTCTGTTCAGACTTCCGGTTGCTTTTGTACTCCGGCCAGATGCCGTAGCGGAATGACCGGGCAGAGCTGAAACACAGGGTTATCGGCAAGCTGGGATCAAAGGCTCGAATGTCGGCCAGCTTGTCCATGAAGTAGGCCATCGCCTCATCGTGGCGGCAGCCGATACGCCAGTTGCCTGGCTCCCATTCATAGCTGTACTCGGCGGCCTTGGCAGCGGGGACTAGGAACCCCTCGGTGTCAATTAGGATGCGGGACATTGGGTAATAAAGACGGGTTTTTGTTCAGCCATTGATACGGGCCACACCGGCGCCAGCGCTCCAGGTCGTACACCCGGATGGTGACGGTTTCTCCCTTGGCCGTGATGACCTTCCACCCGTAGGCAGGGCCATTCACCAGGTCGATGGTCTCCCGGCGGCCAGGGGGGTCAGGGGTCTGCATCGCTGGATGGCAGCAGCCGCTGCTCTTCGCCGGGCAATGGCAGCGGCTGCCGTGGGCCGGTGGACGCCAGCATCGGTAAACCGTCGGGCCCTGCGGCTATCACGGCCTGCGGGTCATGGGCGTGCCATCTAGCTGGCATCAGGGCCAGCTGTGCCGGTGTTGGCTGCAGCCCTGGGGGCAGCTCGGGGCGAAACCCCCAGGTCCTGACGGCAAGGCCCTTCTCGTCGCATCGATACAACGGGGCCATCAGCTCCCGCCAAGCAGGGAACTTGACGAACCCCATGCCAGCCGTGCTTTGGATCCACTCGTTTGTCGCCCAGACCAGCTGCTTGGTGTTGACCTCGGGGAACTGCTCGACAAAGGAGCGGTGCTGCATCAAGGCAACTGCTGGCGTCCAGCGGTCGGGCTCCTTTGTCCGCAGATACCCCCAGATCATCTCGACGCAAGTGAAGAACCACTTTGCGGCGACGCTCCCTTCCGGCAGGGAAGCAGATGGCGCAGACGGTGGCACCGCTTTGGTCCCGCCGGTAAATGCCTCCCGTTCAATTGCCGCGAAGTCAATCGGCTCCATGATCGCCTCCATAAAGGCCCCCTTCGATCAAGGTCAGCGCCGCCTGCAGCTGTGACGACTGGGGGCCATGCGACCGCTGCCGTTGCTGTTGCTCCCGCGTCAGTCGCTGAATTTCCTTCTCGACATAGGAGACGTCGAGTTTCATCCAGCCGGCAGCAACGGCTTCATCAATCAGTAGGCGCTGTTGCCAGTGAGGCAGCCTGCCCAAGTTGCGGCAGGACAGCTTGAATGCCTGCTGTGTCCACGCGGCATTTCTGCCGTGGCGGTTGCGGCGAGCCACGTTCCACCAGTCCAAAACCGACAGGCAGATGTCAGCAGGGATGGGCAGCAGGTCGGTGCCGTGGGCCCCCAGGTAGGGCACGGCATCGTCCATGGTGATTTCCCAGAAAGCAGCCGGCTTGCGTGACCGTCTGGACGGCAGGGTTACCTCGATCTCCCCGCCGCAATGCGGGCA